AACACAATATCTGCTTGAGGAAACTCATACTCCATTAAACGCTTAGGTGAATTGGTTGGATTTAACTTTGATTTCCCCCAATATTGGTGGGTTATACCCATCTTATATTCCTGCTTGCCTAAGATAATTCTCAATAATCCTCCAGCGGCGAAGATAGGGGCCTTAAAAGTCCTTAGAAAGGCATCATGCCATTGGATATTAGAGGTCTCGAAAGTAAAGTCATTATGGTTCCCGAAACTCATTACGCCTATCTTTTCCTGGTCGTCCAGTTTTCTCAATCTTTCCGCTATCATCCCAGCCTGGGTAGTAGGAGGTAGGGGGTTTTCTGTCATTCCCGACGCATGTAAGGCCGAGTTGAAATTATCTACATCGTCGCCATTGCTTACCATCCCAAAATTAGGAGTTTTCTCAACAATATTTAAGTGTCGTTCCAATTGCTGATAGTTTGTATGTATTGATCCCCAGTGAATGTCAGTAGCTAAAAGAACTCCGAAAGGTAGGTTGGGATGTTCTAAATTTGGTTCCCAAGTAGCTTCGTCTTGCGATACACTGGCTCTCGCCATTACCTTACGGGCTTTCTCAATGACCTTTCTTCCTTCCTGGGGATGAACTCTTACCCGATGTTTATCAGGGAAAGCACTTTTAGGGGAGACGGTTTTTTCCTCCCCCCTAGCGTTGATTATTAGCCTCCGTAATCTATCAACCATTTTTCACCTTTCTGATAGCCTCGTTAAGGCGATTTTTTCGTTAATGGTTCTAAGGAACTCATTGAGCATTAGAATCCAGTTAATCCACGCAGACCGAATAAACCCTCTTTTTGCTTTTTAGCTGGCACTTCTTTCGCTACTTCATGTAGGTACTTGTCAATGAACTTAAGTATTACTGTAGCTAAGACGGCCCACTGATAAGGAAGTGCGGCAAACCAGGCAACAGCAAAAGGAATAATAGCTAATACCAGAAGTCTTAGAGGTTCTTTAATTGCTTCGATAAATATTTCCACTCTTCTCACCCCCTTAGTCTCTTTTATACAACTTAAATAGTAGAGATCGCAATGACCAAGATTTGAGGAATTTATACCCTGCCGGTATCCGGGCGTCTTCGAGCTTTTGCTGTAGGCTGTCTCTCTCTGCCACAAGCATCTCTATCTGCTTTTTTACGGCCCCGTGAGCCTCTAGGAGGGCAATATCTGATGGAAAGGTACCAACACACCCCTCAATCGAATCACGGTATTCCTGAAGCCTATCTTCCAAGACGAGTAATTTAGCCATTTCCGTCTCTACGTCCACTAAAGTTGAAGTTGAGTTAAGATGCCATTCCTCCACCCATTTCTGCACAAATCCCTTTAGCTTATCCTGCTCGTTTTTAATGTCCCGACGTAAGTCCAAAATGGTTGACCTAATCGCTCCGACCTCCATCACACCCAATTCCTGTCCGAGATTAACCACTGTTTGATCGGGGTTTACAATCACTGGCGGAGTTATCTTTATGGCTACTTCTGCGATAATTCTTTCCACTGGTAATGTGCCTGGACATTGAGTGGCTTTGATGTCCGAATGGCGTTTAATGTGGTCTTTGTCTGCCAAGATGTTGTATCTTTGGCAAATATCAGCCACTAGATTGATTGAAGTTTGGATCGTGGCTTCGGAAATCGGTAGATCAGGTCCCCCTTCGTGCTCAATCCCTATACTCTCCAGGTTTACAGTTAGGTTACCAGCATGATATGCGGCATCTGACTCGTGGACATATTGATGAATATCGGCATCGCCTATCCCATAGTGGGCCGAGGCTAATCGGTCTGCCTTGGCAAAAGTAGCATCCGCCGACTCTAAAGTCCCTACGATCCAATGAAGTATAATTTTATTGACCGACTTCCCTCTTCTTCCCTTCTCAAAGTTATTAGCGTGTGCTCCTATCCATTTAGGTATCATACGAAATTTAGTTTCCTTTTAACCCAATCAACCAAAACTGAAACAGCAAACATTGCGATAGTTACAACCACTGTTAGTTTTCCCACAATCTCAGCTTTCCAAATCTCTAGTAAAGAAACTCTAACTTCCACTTTGTCGAGTTTATCCTCTACCCGGCTCACAATTTCGTAAACATCCTTTATGGTTACGTTGGTCATAAAAGTGAAAAGAAATTACCTGCTTCATCGGCGACAGTAACAAGAAATCTCGGATCGCTGGCTGTCCCTGAAGTATTAGTGGAAGCAAACTTGGCTCTGGTGTATCCGTCTATTGCTGAAGGGGTGGCGTTTTCTAAATCATGCCCCTCTCTTATGGCTAAGGGGGTATAGCCTGTTTTTGAAATCCAAGTTAACCCCGTTGCGTTAAGCGTGAAATCATAATCCCCAGATGAGAGGCCAGTAATATCCTGATGGTCACTGCCATCAGTTGCCCCAATATTGTCAATATCCGTCGAAGCCAAAGCCGTGTTACTCCCTTGAGTTGATTGAACGACGGTGATATAGGCTTGTGCATCGTTGTCCGTGTCATTACTGCTGACAAAGGCCAATCTGACTACCCCTGCTGTTATGCTTGCCCCATCCGCTATTCCAGAAGTATCAAAGGGAATAAAGCCCCTGGTTATCTGATAACCCAAGGTCGTATCTCGCCAAACGCCAGATTCAACGTTCGTGTCATCTACCAGAGTTCCGTCTGTTACACCCCTTGCAGTCGACCACGTGGTATTGGCTGCACCATAGATAAACCCGTCCCCGCCAGTATTTGAAATATAAGTAGTCACACTTCCCCGGTGCAAAAGTGAGAATTTGTAAGACGGCCTTAGATCAAATAGGTCAACCAGCTTTAATAACCACTCAATTCTCTCTTTGTGCAGCGGATAAGTTCTGAAAACGTAAGTGTATTTTTCTTTACCATCGTGGTAAACGTAGTGGTTGTCTCCTACCCGGACGATTTTCCTGTCATTTATCTCGATCCCTAAAGCCCGCCTTCCAAATTGAGTGTTAGCGAACTTGATGATGGGTTGCTGGTATTTCTCCAACAATGATCTCATATTAAGCCTCCTGTGCTACGAATAACCTTCTATTACCATATGTCTCTGTTTTGATGTGGCACAGATGGCACAGCGTCCTACCATACTCGTTTTTGCAAATGGGACATATTTTATTTATACTCATGATTCGGTGGAAACAGCGACACAATCCCACAATACTGCAACCTCGTTATAAATCAAGCCAACATAGGTGTATTTTCCCAGAACTGTAGTAGTGGGAAGAGTGGCTCCCCTTGAGGCAAACTTAGCTCCCCAAGTTATCGCTCTGGCTGTGCCATTATCCTTAATCCTAATTATCAGGGTTTGCCCCGTAGTGGGAGTTCCAGTAAGACCCGTTGTCATGGAAGTAATAGCTTCCGCTTGGGCAGTAATAGTAAAGATGTCTGTGGTATCTTGATTTATTGCCGGTGCGGCGGCAGAAGTTGTAGTGTTGACTCTTTTGGTTATTCTTTTATTTGTGAGTGTATCGGTAGTAGCCCTTGCTACTAAAGTGTCTGTCCCCGTAGGAATTGTGATTGCCCCGGAGTTTACAAGAGATGTTATGGTTTTATTGGTTAATGTCTGGGTTCCGGTTGGGGTAACTACATAAGTGGTGTCGTGTGCGCCAGCAGTGCTATGTTCTGCATCAATTACGTCAATTATCGCCTGTTGCTGAACCACATCGTTTACAAACTCAACTACCGCTCCTACTGCATGATCTTGATCAGTGGTTCCACCTAGTCCTCTAACTAAAGTTGTAACTGTGCTACCTGAAGTTCCTGCAAAAGAGATATATTCTCTAACCGCGGCATCTTTTTCAGTTCCGCTCGTATCAACTCTGTCAACTACAAACAGCCCCGGCTTATTTTGAACATTAGTAGTATTGTTTAGGGTTGCACTGGCCGTTGTCCCTTCATCTAACTGCGCACCAAGTGTTTTCTGAAGCCCGTTTATGCTAGGGGGGTAGTAAAGTGCCATGTTCTGAATTTATCAATAAGTAGTAGAGGTTTTCAAATGTTAAAGCTCCCAGTAATATCTGCCGGTAATCCATTTGGCAAACCTGCCTCTATTTACAATGAAAATAAGGTTGAAGCCCTCGGGTGCTGATGGTGTGGGAGAAATACTTGGACTAACTGATGGACTGGGGGATGGAGATAAGCTGGCACTAGGGGAAAGACTAGGACTAATAGATGGACTTATAGAGGGCGACAGGGATGGGGAAAGCGACGGGCTTAAACTAGGACTTTTCGAGGGAGAAATACTTGGACTTAAGGAGGGTGATAAACTTACAGATGGAGATACCGATGGAGAAACGCTTGGGGATAGGCTCGGAGAGATGCTGGGACTGATTGAAGGGCTCAGGGATGGGGATAAAGATGGAGATTTGGATGGTGAAAGACTGACACTCGGTGACAATGAAGGACTGACGGACGGTGAAAGACTGGGGGATAAGGAAGGTGACAGAGAAGGGGATAGAGAGGGACTCAGAGAGGGTGAGAGGGAAGGGCTGACACTTGGAGATACAGAGGGCGAAAAAGACGGACTTTTACTCGGGCTGATAGAGGGAGACAAAGAGACTGAAGGGGATACCGAGGGTGAGATTGAAAGCGACAGACTAGGTGAGAGAGAAGGAGACAAACTAGGTGATAGAGATATACTGGGACTTACGCTTGGAGAGAGTGAGGGAGAGAACGAAGGAGAACGCGAACCTATACTTGGTGAAACCGAGGGGCTTACACTTGGAGAGAGGGAAGGAGAAATACTTGGCGAAATACTTGGTGAGAGTGAGAGGGAAATTGATGGGCTGATTGACGGCGACAAGGAGGGACTCAAACTAACTGATGGTGAGAGTGATGGTGAGAGCGAGGGTGAAAGAGATGGGCTCAAAGAAATCGAAGGGCTTACCGAGGGGGAAAGGCTGGGGGATAAAGAGGGGGATAGTGATGGCGAAAGACTAGGGCTGAGAGAAGGAGAAAGAGAAACTGATGGACTGATGCTGGGAGAAATACTTGGGGACAGGGAAGGGGACAAGCTAACACTCGGAGAAATACTCGGACTGAGTGACGGAGACAGGCTGGGGGAGAGAGATGGGGACTTACTAGGACTAATGCTTGGCGATATTGATGGAGACAAAGACGGAGAGAACGAAGGAGAGAGACTTGGACTAAGGCTGGGAGATAAGCTAACACTGGGAGAGACGGAGGGGGAGAAACTGGGACTTAATGAAGGCGAAAGGCTGGGGGAGAGAGATGGACTGAGAGAAGCCGAGGGAGATACACTGGGACTTATTGAAGGAGAAATGGAAGGACTAGCTGAAACCGTAGACACATATTCAACTAACATCCAAAGAGTAGAAACTTGAGCGGCGTTTGTGCTTGAGGCTGAAAGCCTTACTCCTATTTGAGCGGTGTCCAGAGTAGCTTTCGTCCAATCACTACCATCAGGGTCTTGATACAAAGTCAGTGCATAGTTTCTGGGGGCAGTATTAGTATGTGTTACCCAGGTCGTATTCGAGGGAGTAATTACTGAACTTTCTGACACTGTACCACTTGCTTCCTTCTTACATCTCAAAACGAACGAAGCATTATTTGAAGCTCCACCACCATTGTATCTGACCCCCATCTGAACCAGACTGATCGTATCTCCTGAACCGATTGCTACTGGCGTGTCATCAACATTATAATCATCTGTTTCATCAGTAGTATTTGACGAAAGTGCCGTAGTGGCATCGTCGGGCGTAACTTCATCCATATTTGCCCAATTTCCAGTTCCACCAGCTCCCCACTGATCAATGTCTCCTGTTGCATTAGGTCTCAAATGTACGATTGACCCTGCTCCTGGCCAGTCGTCAGTGTTAATAGCAATATCATCAAAATACAAAATTGCAGTGTCATTTACTGGTCCATCCCACCCTACTTCTATTGCTGATATTCCTGATGCTAAATTAATAGTTCCTGAAGCGAAAGTATTTCCATCGATTCTTGCTTCAAGAGAGGTGCTAGAAGGAGTAGTACAATCTACTTTTAATTCAATCCTGTACCAAGTTTCCAGCAATAGTGCTGAGCTAGTATTCCCAACTTGAGCACTATCTTCATCATTATATAAAACCAAAGTACCATCGTTAGCAATCCTTATGGATATTTTTATTGCACTTGAACCATCGATAGCAAATATACGATGCGGATTAGTAGTAAATGATGAAAAATAATAATAAGTTCTAAAGTAATAAATACCAGTATGGTTATCAGATAAAGAACTTCCTATATATTTATCTATAACAGCAGAAGATTGATTTGATATTGTAGATTTGGCCGCATAAATTCCCGACCTTACAATAGATGTTTGAATGGTTAATTCGGGCGCACCAAAAAATTCTGTTTCAACTCCGCTAGTCGGACTATTTAACTCAAAACCACAAGACCAGATACGACCTTGATTGGCTGGGGGGCTGGGACTCACGGATGGAGAAATACTGGGGCTTATGCTTGGTGATGCACTTGGGGAGATTGAAGGTGAGATACTGGGAGATTCGCTCGGACTAACCGACGGACTGATGCTTGGACTCAAGGAAGGAGATAAAGAAGGCGACAAGGATGGAGATAAGCTAGCACTAGGAGACAAAGAGGGGCTAGCGGATGGTGAAATACTAGGAGATACGGATGGTGAAATTGAAGGGGATAAACTTGGACTACGACTGGGGGATTTACTCGGCGAAAGAGAAGGTGAGAGAGAAGGACTTAAGGAAGCTGATGGAGAGACAGAGGGACTTAGTGAAGGCGATATGGAAGGGGAAAGCGATGGTGAGAGCGAGGGACTAAGACTGATGCTTGGTGATATTGATGGTGAAATCGAGGGACTGACTGATGGAGAAATACTCGGACTAAGGGAAGGACTTAAGGAAGGAGACAGTGATGGAGATAGCGATGCAGAGGGACTAACACTGGGTGAAATCGAAGGACTAATACTGGGTGACAAGGAAGGCGATACGCTCGGAGAAAGTGAGGGACTTAAACTAGGGCTTAGAGATGGGGACAGGGAAGGAGATAGGGAAGGAGAAAGCGAAACGCTGGGACTGATACTGGGAGAGATTGAAGGTGACATTGATGGGCTTACACTCGGAGAAAGAGAAGGGGAAAGGGACACCGATGGAGAGACACTTGGACTTATACTCGGACTCAAAGAGGGACTAAGACTAGGACTTAATGAGGGAGAGAGAGATGGAGAAAGACTGGGTGAGAGACTAGGGCTAAGTGAAGGTGACAAACTGGGAGACAAAGATGCGCTAGGGGAAATAGAAGGTGAGAGAGATGGACTGACAGAAGGGCTTAAGGAGGGACTGAGTGAAGGACTTAATGAGACTGATGGAGAGACACTAGGACTAACTGAGGGACTGATACTAGGTGAAACACTAGGACTAGGACTAACCGATGGTGAGATAGAGGGGCTCAAACTGGGAGACAGGCTGGGGGAGAGAGATGGGGATAAACTTGCTGATGGTGAGACAGATGGGGATATTGATGGCGATAGGGATGGGCTAAGGGAAGGAGATAACGATGGGCTAAGGGAGACTGACGGACTAACGCTTGGCGAAAGGGACGGGCTTAATGAGGGGGACAAGCTCGGAGATAAAGAAGGACTAAGACTTACTGAAGGTGAAACTGAAGGACTAATTGAGGGTGATAGACTTGGCGATAAACTAGGACTAAGCGAAGGGGACAAAGAAGGAGATAGGCTCGGAGAAAGACTGGGGCTTAAAGAAGGGCTGATTGAAGGAGATAAACTCACACTGGGGGAAACGCTAGGAGAGATGGAGGGACTGAGAGAAGGTGAAACACTAGGCGATACAGAAGGGCTAATACTAGGACTCACTGATGGTGAAACACTTGNTGACTTAGATGGAGAAACAGAAGGACTTATAGAAGGACTAAGAGAGGGGCTAAGGGATACTGAGAGTGAAACGCTAGGACTAATACTAGGACTAATTGATGGACTTAGTGAAGGGGAAAGGCTTGGACTCAATGAAACCGATGGACTTATTGATGGAGAAAGGCTCGGACTTATTGAAGGAGAGATACTAGGGGAAAGAGAAGGACTAAGACTTGGAGACAAGGAAGGACTCAGGGAAGGGCTTACTGATGGTGAAACTGAGGGGGAAAGTGAGGGAGAAAAACTGCCAGGCGTTGGTTTATGGTCTACTAGAAGCCACATTGTAGAAACCTGGACATCAGGGTATATGCTTACCCCAATTTGTTCAACACCAATTTGGGCAGTATCTAAATCTGCTTTAGTCCATGCTGTTGTAGAAGCCCCAGGAAGATCATATAAAGTTAAATTATAGTTTCTCGGAACCGCAAAAGTATTAGTCCTCCAAGTTGTTGAACTTATGGTAATTGATGCAGACTGTTCAAGTGTTCCCCCCGAAGATGCCCTTATCTGTAATTTGCAAACAGGGTCAGGGTCGGTTGTGCTGTCTTCCCTCCATCGGACTCCCACCTGAACGCAGTTTATTACATCATCCGAAGCCAAGGCAACAGGAGTAGCGTCAAGGTTATATTCCTCCATGTCGTCTTCCACGTCAGTTGCCACATAACTGGTTATGTCGTCAGGAGTTACTTCATCAACTTCCGTGTAGTGGTCTCCCGCTCCAGCCTGGCGGTCAAAAGCATTTATATCTCCATTTGCATTTGGTCTTAAATGGATTATCTCTCCTATTCCAGGCCAGGAGTTTTGGAAAGAACCAGAAGAGTTATTAACAGCCAAATCGTCAGTATAAAAATCATGGTTTGAGTTGACTGTTCCAATCTGACCAAAACCAACACGAGCAATTCCTGTAGCAAGGTCTACTGTACCGGAAGCAAAACTTACCCCATCTAGTAGGGCTTCAACCGCCGTTGTTGCAATGGTTGTCGTGTCAACTTTGAGTTCTATCCGATACCACGTATTCGTTGATAACACTCCTGAAGCACTGCCAATGTTGGCAGAGTCTTCGACGTTGTAGAGTTGCAGTGTGCCGTTTGTATTAGCTCGTATATCAATCTTCGAGCCATTAGTAACGTTCCATATACGCATGATATCAACTTGGACAGTAGGACGTACTGCACAACGGTAATACATGCGAAAGTAAAACGGAGCAGTTTGGTTAGATGCAGCAAAATAATGCATTACACCTCCAGTATTGTTACCAGGAATTTTACGGTTGGCGTATGTACCAGAGCGAACAACTGTCGTGACAATACTTGGATTAATCAGAGAAGAAAACTCTACATCTGCTGTTGTACTGTTCAGTTCAAATCCTGATGACCATAACCTAGCCATTCTTCAATCCTTTCTGTACAACCCTTGTCTTTAAATCTGATACGGCTTCGGTTAAATTCCTGTCCTCTTTCAACTGACCTACAGTTTTTAATAACCTAAGTGAGGCCAATTTCCCGAACGTAGCTTCCACAAACTCAGTATCGTTTGTAAACTTCTGAAGTGCTTGTCTGGCTTTTGTTGCTGTGAATTGGGGTAGATTATCGAGGTATATACAGATATCCGCACCGTAGTCTGTCCCCCGTTTCAGGCCCCAATTGAAGAATCTCGGATGATTCCCTGTTTTGTCCTCATCACCCTTGCCGTAAATTACATTGTGGGAATCTAATTCATTAAAATTTAATGGATGATTAACTCCATAAGGAACAACCTGGTAGAACCTAACTTCATGTGGAATTGTCAGCCCTTTAATTATGTAGTAGTAGGACTCATTGATTTGTTGACCAATTACATTCCCATTGCTATCATATATATCTTCGGTTATTAACTGGCTATTTTTAACAACCAGAGGAAGGATCGAACTAATCTGAGCCTGATTTTCAGAATTAGTTTTATTGTGAACGATAACAATAGCCAGCTTCATAAATCAATTCTAAATGACCAAAGGCGTGCCATTACCCAATCTTATTCACTTTACCGAGAGGTTTTCCACGCTCTAACCCTTAACGAACTTGATATAGGCCAAAAAAATGATATAATTGGCTTGTGATTGAACTTTCTAAGAAGGAAAGAGGTAGAATTTTATCTAAAGTAACTATAGATTTTAAAGACCCAGAAAAGGGATGCTGGAATTATAATGGATATCTTAGTGATGGATATGGTCGTATTTATTGGCAAGGAAAGAGATATAAGGCTCATAGATTTTTTTATGAAATGATTGCAGGTAACATCCCAATTTGGACTGGAAAAGAATCTCTCGAAATAGATCACCTTTGTAAAAATAGAGCTTGTGTTAATTTTAAACACCTTGCTCTTGTTACTCCTAAAATAAATACTTTACGTGGAAATGGAGTTGGAGCTAAAAATGCTCAAAAGGATCAATGTGTTCATGGACATGATGCTTTTTATAAAATAGGGAACAGAAGACGTTGTAAAGACTGTTGCTATTTTGTTTCTGTTCTTAAATGTAGAAGAATGTTTGATGCTTCTGAAAAAAGAGAGTTGTGGAGAAAAGCTAGGAACTCACTTTAAGTTTTTCTTCGTTACATTTCAACTCTGCCAAATCCTCTTGCCGCCAATTTTTAACTGGCCAGAACTTTTCTACCAGCCAACTCATCGGATATATCTGTTTCTCCCACTTCCTGTTAAAAAATAGGTTCTTAGCCCTATGTTTGGCGTGTTGTACCTGTCTGCCAGATATATCATAAGGGAAACCAAATACTGACTTGGTACGGAAACAATGGGCATACCATGTCTTTTTGTTTACCAACACTCTGCCTCCCGAGAGCCAGAACTTACAGGCGACTTCAATCCCCTGTGATCCCCAGCTTCCAAATTCCTCGTCACATAGATTTAACTCCCAATACTTCTCCCTGGTACACATAAAACACGATCCCTGGAGACTCATGGTTTCGACAATATCCCCCACCTGTTTTCTCTTCTGATCCGAATGGTACTGGAAATGCGGTTCGGGATCAAAACAATATGCCGTACTCTGGGGATTGGTCTTGGCAATCCAAAGCATCTTTTTGCGCATCTTGTTACCATCTACGGGACAAATATTCCCTTTGTCTTGATAGGTTCTCTTACCACACTTATAGCATTTCCAATCATATACCCATAAGTTTCTCATAAGAGGGGCCATTGCTACGTTATCTCCGGTTTCTTTAAATGCTTCCAGCATCTTGACGTCAAACCCTTCATCGAAGGCACAGTGAGCATCTGTTTTCATCACATACTTCCCTCTCACTAGTTTTACACATTGGTTTGAAATAGCTCTCTGGCCGATACTTTCTGGATAGTAAATAACATTGACATCAGGATGTTGGATTAGGGAAGGGTTAGCCCACACGCCATCTAAGCCTACAATTATTTCCGTGTCTGCCCGTTTATTTTTTATAATGTCCTCAACAGTCGGTTTAAGAAATTCCTCAGAGCGGGCAGGAATGAAAACACTCAAATCTCTCATGGGAATAACTCTCTTAAATTCCATCCCGGTATATCTTTAATATCAACTTCCCTAAAAGTCGTCGGCAAGTGCTTAAACTCCCTTCTGAATGTCTTAGGATGGCTGAACGTCCCACTGTGACGAATGTCAACATTCGGATATTCGGACCTCCATGTTTCATGTTCCTCATCCGAAAAACCACCCCTTCTTTTGGGTTTGGTTCCCGGTTCATATCCCCACCTTCTCGCCCATCTCGGCTCCCTGAACCTATGCGCGTCCAGCCCCATTTGTTCAATTGCTTCCATTCTGAGTTTGTAGTGATTCAAGGCTAGTTCCCTGTTGCAACACAAACCTGAGAGTGAAGAAAGCTCATCATAAGTAATAGCTATATCCGTTCCCCATCGCCAGCGGTAGTTGTTGACGTTGTAGTAATAAATATCGTCACGGGCGGGAATGAAGTCAAAATGGGATGGATGATATAGCACATCATGCTCCGTAAAAAATACCACATCTGCAGTGGAGGCCCCAAGAGCAGTCAAAATTTGCTTGACATAAGTGGGATAGCTCTTTACCAACCCCTCCAAAACAATGTTTCTGCCGAAATCAATAGGTTTAAGTGAAACCGAAACTATCTTCCCGCTAAAACTCTTTCGCAATTGCTTCTGACAGACCTGCATTATTGTTGGATCAAGCCGGTTCTCGGTATAGTAAATAGCCCCTTTCATATTTACTCCTTTACCCAGAACCAACTCCTCCACCGATCTCTGATTTCTTTTTTGTCACCCGACACGAAGGTATCACTGTAAAGTTGGCCTCCCCTATCTGCCATAATTCTTTCACCCTTCGGGTGCTTTCCACCTAGAACGTACCAGTTGTTCACACCAAACGCTTCAGTGAAAGCATGAAGTACATACTTCACCTGTAGGACGTATGGATCTCTGGCTCCTTTCTTGTTGAGAGCATAATCATGTCCTGAGACAATTCCACCCTTTCTGACTTTCGGAGTCCACTCACATAAATCTTCAGCCACATACCTAAAGCCATGATGTCCGTCAATATAAACAAAATCCAGACTTTCGTCTTTAAAATCTCCTATGGCTTCCATAGATGTTTTCCTGATAAGTTCACACCGCCCACTTTTTAAGTGTTCGGCTAGGTGTCTTTGGGTGTGGGCATACAGAAAGTCCTGTCTGGTTTGGAACCTACTTAGGCCTTCCCTTTCCTTAAGCGAACTGTATTCTGATTTCGGATCTAAACTCTGGTATTCGTTGTAATTGTTATATGCCCTCCAGGGGTCGATCCCATACATTTTCAATCCGGCATCACAGAACTTTTTGGTGTACTCACCCTTGTAAACACCGATCTCGGCACCGACTTTATAACCCCGGTCTACAAAGAACTGGGGCAGGTCATCACGGCTACAATCCGGTATTTCTGCTGGCCGACCTCTTAGAGATAACCCCTCTAAAATGTTTTTAGCTCCCATACACTTCTTTCATCCCTTCCATATAATATGCACGGATTACTTCTCCATTCCCCCAGTATGGTAGATCATAAACCGGTTCTCTCTCGCTATGGGTAAAATAGCGCATACTGCGGTGTGTTTTAATCTGAAACACGGGGTTCTCCGTTCGGTAAAACTCTATGTTATCAAATACATCCGACCTGCCGAGCCGTTCTTTGGGGAAGTTCTTTTCCTCTGCCGACCATTCAGGCGCATTTTCAAATAACTTATCCAATGTCTTTAAGTAAAACTCTCTACCTACGATTTGAGCATGAGTGGCTCCCGTGGGCTTGTGATACCAGTAGTTTCGGTGGTCTCCCATAACATAGAGGTTAGAGTTTCGGTAACATATATCGTTCTTTGGCGGGACGAAAGTGAAGTAGTCTGGCGGATATAAACAGTCAGCCTCAGCAGAGATAACAAACTNGGTCTTAATCTCTTTTAATCCTATCTGCACCTGCCTGAACATGTTGAACCCGGAAACACCATGCTCGCCAACCACAATGTTTTTTCCCCTCCCAAACTGGATAGGCTTTTGGGAAACACAAATAATAGGAAGGTCGCCACAATTCTCTAACAAAGTCTTTTGTACTCTTCGTTCAAAAAGTGGGTCTTCCATGTTTGAGGTGTAGTAGAGAACAGTTATATCTCCCATTGTCTTCATTTTCCCCAATCAACCCATCTAGGAAGTAATACCTCTTGGTAATACTTTTCCCAAGTGTCGAGGGCGTACTTATAGCCTTTTTCGTTCTGGGCTGGGTTCTCTGGACTACCATTGTTGTGCGTCCTTGGGAAGTCTCTATGTTTGTGGGCAAACCACGAATTTTTATTGACCATTACCCTTCCTCCGGCCTTCCAATACTTCATAGATACCTCCACGCTATCTTGGATAAGGGGGCCATAACTTTCAGTATCTAATTCGCCAACTGTTTTGAGAAAAAACTCACGGTTGGCAATCCACATACTCCCTTGTTGGGCTTGGGTTTCATCCACCATGACGTCTTTTCTTTTCTCGTCTCGCTCCTTCCAGGGCTTACCAGAAAACTTGCGGACTCCCTCGGAAACATTTTGGATAACCAACTTCTCGTAATCTACGAAGCCTTTGTCTTGCATGACCTCCCACTTAACCGGGTCAAGATAATATCTTCTGGCCGTCATTATCTCATTGGGCTGGCAAGCATCGGTCAGAATCTTGTCGTAGCCCTTTCCAAAACAACAGTGTTCATCGGTACGCATAATAAACTCGCCTTTTGCTATGTCCACCCCAGCATTGATAGCCCCCCTCATCCCCCGGTTCTTGCCTAACTTAATATACCTGACCCTGGGATCTTCTCTTAACGCAAACTCTGGCTCGTACCCATCAATCACGGCTATTACCTCCAAGTCAGAACCCAGTTCAGAACCTTCCAATAAAGAGTCTATGGTCTTTATTAAAAGGGGATCGCAGTAGTCGGGAATAACAACAGAGAGCTTCATTTATTTTTAACAACCATTAACCTATCTTTCGGTATCTTGTTTTTGTAACGTCCCACTTTATAGAGAGTGTATGGGAGTCTAGGAATACTACATTCATACTCTTCTAAGTACTTAGTTATCTTATCGGGAAACTCAACATCCTCAATTATATAAATCACATCCTTTTGCAAAAGCGGGAGAATTGTTTTAGCTAGAAACGCTTGATTCCACCAGGCATGAGAACCATCATCAATAAAAATGTCAATATCCAGCCCAGTGTATTCAACTAAAGTCTCTATTTCCTCCTTTTTTCTTTCATCACACAAAAAAGTCTTTATCCTTTCGTCTTCAAATAGGGTCTCAGGCTTATAATCAGCTCCGTAAATTGTTGCATTAGGAAAAAAGTCCCTCCACATGTACAAACTCGCCCCCCGATGATAATGCCGATTGAGACCAGGATCAAACACCGTATCAAGAAATTTCATGTCCTCATAACAACCTATCCCCATTTCCAAAACTTTCTTAATAGATTCTCTTTTATCCTTAAACATCTCATGGTAGACAGGCGTGTAACTGTGTTTAAGTCTGGGGCACTTATCGGTTCCGTATTTGTAAGCTAGTTGGCAGAGTTCAGTTTCTTCCATTTTTCCCTCCAGTCTGGCTCCCAAGTTGGTATAGGCCAGAACTTCTCAATTAACCACTCGAATTTGTGTATCATTTTTGGTTCTTCATCATTCATCCAATGTCTACAGGCCCAGGTATGTCCGGCTATGTTTTTAAGTTCAAGTTTATAGTCCTTGTCCTTTTGTCTCCCTGCGTAATACCCCCTGTTTTTGAACAGGTGGGCGTACCAGGTTTTCTTATTCACTTTAATCTCACCTCCACCAAGCCAATACTTCAACCCTATCTCCAACGGCTCTCCTGAAAAAGTAGAGTAGGCATCTGCGCTGTCATCCAAAAGCCCGACTCGTTCCATAAAATACTTCCTATTGGCAAACCAGCACGAACCCTGGAAAGTCATGGTGTCATCTATCTCGTATTTAGGATCATTCATCCGCTCGTAGGTTCTCTGCTTCCATTCCTGAGGGAATAAACCAAGACCATATTTGCTACCAATCCTTGGAAAAGCCAGATAATGATAATCCTTGATCGGCATTCTCTCGTCTCTCCTCCATTCGTCGGCATGCAGAGGATAACGCCTGGGAATTACCAACCAATTCTTCTGCATGTCTTCCGCCAATGTCTTGTCAAAACCTTTAGCGAATAGGCAATGGTCATCGGTTTTCATTATGTAATCTCCCTTGGCTATTCTCAGCCCAGCGTTTATTCCCCCGCGCATGCCTATCGGTTTCTCTGGGTGGAGATATTTAACTCTCTCATCTTTAATTATTTCATCTGGCCACTCATCATCTACGTTTACAATTACCTCTATATCACCTACGGCCTTATCCAACACGTCTTGAACCGTTTTCATTGAGTATGNACAATTCTTGCTAGGGATTAGGATGCTCAATTTCATTGGCAACATTTCTTTTAACAACTAAAATACCATCTTCCAACTTAACCTCAACCTTCCCACCGAATACTCTTTCCCACTGCTCGGTCATGGCTAGAAATTGGGGGTCCTTTTCTCTTATTTGAGCTACTAATTTCGAGGAATATCTAATAGTAACTTCTCTCTCCTCACTCACAAGACTATCCAATCCTCTCCCACGATGTCGCCCTCATTTAATATCCAGGGGTGGGTCGTTTCCCCGTCTTCTCCAGCCTTATGGATATGCAAAAGATAATCTACAAGAAGTCCGTAATGCCGTTTGTCCCCCCACTCTTTCTTGGTGACTCTTTTGCCCTCGAGAATAGCCTTTAATGCTTCGCTGAAATTTAAAAGCTGTTCTAACTTATCCATTTCACACACATTATTTCACTTTTCATAGATCCTTGTCAAGAGTAGGTTAGGGCAGTCAAATCTGAAGCTAAATTATCGAAATTAGTATCCCCGTCAGCCCATTCAATTCTAATCCCACTTGTTTCATCCAATCTCATAGCCTTCCATTTATCCTCGCTTTCTAAGGTTCCGGGGTTGGCATAAGCAATATAGGTGTAACTTCCGCTCTCGGTTATTTTAATGGCATAGTTTACCGAATCTATAAACTTAAACGGCTGTCCAGTTGATATACCACCAGCCCGTCCATGCTCTGCAAGATCAATGTCGGTTCCTTTTGCAGGACCAACTCTTCCGAATAGTAAAGAATACAAATCATTTATTACGCTCATAATTTTCGACCTCCTTCTTCAATCTAATCTCATCTAATTTTAGCCACGCATATTTAGAAAGGTAATTCACCCACTTCTCACCCAATGGAGGGGTTCCTACGCGCCCCTGGAGACTCCTGATGGCCCATTTGATGCCCTCCGGTGTACGATCATCGGTTTGAGTCTTAGCGTAATCAATTAGAAGACCTATTTTCTCCTTCCAGGTCAGTATTTCCGCTGGTCTCATGTCAAACATCTGTCCCACTGATTGAACCATGAGGTCACCCGTTATCACTGGTAAACTATCAGACTCCTTCATCGGTTCCTGTTTAACTTCTTCCCCTGTTGTACCAACTATCTTAATGTCCATTAGAGTTTCTTCCTAAACTTATATCTTTTAATCTTCAGTTTCTTGGTTTGGGATAATAATGATCTCATACTCCTTATTGGTTTCATTTTACTCGGTGTTGGCAAGGATACTTTCTTGAGGGCGGTTTTTTTACCTCTGCCCGTGAGTTTAGTTACGGGTTTCCCATCAACAATCTTTAGATTCTTGAGCATCTTCTTTTCTGATTCGCTGATAATTTGCCTCTCGTAAAGCTCATCTACTACCCCGTTAGCCAGCACCATGTCGCCGTTGATTACTTTCCTCTGAGAAACGAGGTAGTTAATCAAGTCGCCCCGGTTCTTGGTATCTAGTTTACCTATTTCATCGTTAATGTAAGCAGTTTTAATCAGGTTCTCCTGACGAGCCACATTGTAGTAAGTAGCACTCTCTGGACTAATCCCCAGAGAGTAGAAAGCCTGGGCTTGTTGTTCAACTGGGAGATTAAGTATGTCATCTGCCAGGGTATAGGCCTTCTTCTCTTTCAAGGCTTTTTCATAGGAAGAAGTAGAGGGCATATTTAGTACCTCAGACAAATCTAAGACCGAGCCATCTTCTTTAATATAAACGTTCGTTAGGGGAGTCTGGCCTCTAACTCCCTGTTTCTTCAGTTCTTCTATCTGGGCTTCTCTGTTCTTTTGAGCTTCAATTGTATTAACTATCCCCTGTTGTTGAGTTACAGGGACATTTGATATTGGTGTTCCCCTAATTTTAGCCATAATATCTTCAGCCAAACCACCAACTGGCTTTAATTTAATGGTTGGTGTGCCAGATGGAGTGGTTTCAAGGTTGGGAAGTTGCTTTCCATAGGTTTGCGTTGGAATACCAAGAATAGCTGGGACCGTTCCCAATAGTCCGACGGGCCCATGTTCTTTATAAAGATCGTATGCGTCGGCCAAAACCATAGGAATAAATCTGTTTAGTGCTTCGCCGTATATGTCAAACGGTTGCCCAATCTGGTTCTGCCCCCTCAATGCACCAAGGATTAAGGAAAGAGTTGGATGCTCCTTACTTTCAAAAAACCTGCTAATAAGATCGAGGCGTGTTGTAGGTTTATACCCCTCTCCCAGTGTAAACTTCCTTCCTGACGTGGAAGATGTACCATATCCCTTCCAAAGTCTAGCAAACAAAACCGCAATCTGCTGATACGGTCCCCAAACATTGAATCGGGTATTACCTACCTTTATTTTTCCATAGTCTGCGCTGGTTGGGTCATCTCCAACGTCTGCGCCAGCAAGTTTGGCAAGACTGGTAATTGTGATCCCTCCACTTACAAAAGCCAGCATTGTCTTCAATGCCTCTTTTCTTACAAAAGGATCGGCCTTTATATACCAAACGGGATTAACCATTTGGACTGACGCAACCAATTTTCTCGCTGAGAACATACCTTGGGACAAGATATTCGCTGAACTCTCAAAAGTCCCTAGGCTCCCTCTCCCCGTTCCATTGTTGACAAATTCCCCCAAACTTTTTAAGAATGTGGGGCTATTCATATCTCCACCAACCCCTTTATAACTATTTACCATCTGGTCAAATACATCCGCCCTCATTCGATTGAGAAAACCTGTCCATGCCCGTCCGGTAGCTCTTACCAATTTACCAAAACCAGGGATCTTTTCGGCCCAACTTGACATAAATTGTTCTTCCCTTGCAGTCATAACTGGACTGACTTCTGTCAATTTAACCCTTCCCTTTTTCATAAGTTCATAAGTTGGACGTGAGGCTATTTCTTCCATACTTGCCTTATAGAAGTTTTCATTGGCAAACATCTTTACCTGTAAACCAAAATTCCTAGCTGTGATAACTGGGTGGCGATAAGCAAAAACAAGGTTCTGCATCAAAGTCCCTGAAAAGTCTGCCACACCAGCCATCATGGAGCGGGGAAGATTGTACGCTTGCATTGCATATTCGCCCAGCTTCTCAAATAGTGTTCTTTTTGAAAGAATAGACTCGGTGAAATCCTTACCGTAAACTCTGTATAACAACTCAAGCTCATTTTTAGTAGGGACTGCCGTTCCTTGAGGATTAAGTAATTTACCCATCGCATCCCCAGCGGTTACTTTCTCCCACTCCCCTAGACTTTTATTCTTCCAAACCATCTCGAAAATCCTGTCCACATTCTCCTGGGTAAAGTTCTGCCTTATGGGCTCAAGGTCAACCTTGGTTAATTCTCCTTTTAATGCCCCTTTCCTGGCAAATAAACCAGCTTCTCCTGGGACTTTCTCTCCCATTGAAATCATCTTGGCTAGTTTCTGTCCTCTCTCTTTTGTATAAATCTTCTCTTGTAATCCTCTTAACGGTTTAGCCTCTTTAATAACCTTGGATAACTGAGAGACGAGATCCTCATCTGATATAATAGGAGCTGATGGGGAAACTCCTACACCGCCTGCTTGACGACCATCAAGTCCTGGCGCTCCTGCTATTGTGGGTGGTTTTTCTACTGGTGCTGGAATGGTTTTCTCCTGAGCCAACTTCAACTTCGGGGCTTTTTGGGGTATTTGAGCCATTTTAACTCCTACTCCTTTAGGTTGGATGGATAGTCCTTTAGTAGCTTTAGCAACATTTGGTGATAATTCCTTGATTTCCTCTAACGATACTGCCTTCGCCTTTCCCTTTAATTTAGTAAGCGGTGTTAGGTGTGGAATATCTCCTTTAGTGACTGGGATATTTTTTACTTCATTCTTTAGAACTGTAAGTTCCTCTGGTGTTAATTCTGCATAGACTCCCTTTTCGGGAAGATGGATCGCACTGGAAGCAACTGGCTTCTTTTTTAAAAGACTGGGGATCTTAGCAATGGTTTCTTCAAAAGAAGCTATCTTTGGCCCCAGGAAAGGAGAAATCCTAGCTGTCGCACCTGCAAACTTCATTCCCCGTTCTATTGTCGGGTTTATTCCGCTTTGCTGCCATGCCACTATATCAGTTACAAATGGAGGGATTTTAGTGCCGACTAGTTGGGCTACGTTTCGTGGAGTGTATTTAGCACTAGGTATTGGTGCCCAATTTTGGCCACCAGCCCTGTTTACACTAGCCGCATATTCACCACTTGCCCCCTTCGCAATATCGAAGCCTGTCTGTAGTGGGTTTGTCTGTTGAAAAGTTGCCATTCCCCTAGCAACTGGTGTACTCCAAAAGTTCTGTCCAGCATTGGAAGACGGATCAAAATACTTTCCCAAATCAGAAGCCTTCTGTTTTACCTTTCCAAGAGCAACCTGCAAGAAATTAAATGCCATTGGCCTAGGTTACTTCAATTTAGCCGAGGTTTTCAAACTAGCCCTGCACCCAATTTCCATCTTTGTCCTTATACCACTGACCAGTCGTTACACCAGTTGGTGTAGTTGGCGTAGGTGTTTGGGTAGAACCAATGCCATAACTCGTTGTCCCCGCAGTATTCATAGCCTGTGTACCGAAGTTTGTCCCCACTATTCCAGCTTGGGCACCGAACTGAGCAATCTTGGCTGTATAGTCATCAACCGTTTTCAGGTTTATTTCATTGTTAAGAGCCAACTGTTGAGCGAACTGCAAATTTTGCGCATTGATCGTGTATATTCTATTCCTCAAGTCCTGCAAAGCATTCATGGAGGCGGTAGCTTTATCAGACTGAGCCATAGACACGGCGCTCTTAATTGACTGTAAAGCATCTCTGAATTGGGTTTGGGCATCGGCAATATACTGTTGAGTTTGGAGAGTTATTTCCTGAACTGCAAGGTCGTACTTTTGTTTTAGGCTCGCCTTTAGATCTGTAACCTTTTGCATTCCAGTTTCATAAAGGCCTTGAATTGTCCCCTGCCTTCTCTGTTGTTCGGTTGCCGTTAATGTTTGAAAAGCCTCACCTGCTGAGGAAGCACCACCAAACCGCTGTTGTCCACCTCTCTGAAGTTCATTGTAAAGTCTAGTAGCCGATGTTAAAGCATCTTCCCTCCTGGTTCCCAGACCAGTTTCTTCTTGTGTCAATTGTTTAGCTCCGGTTTCATACTGACCGCCGACGGTCTGTTTTGAAAGTTCTCCTTGGGCGGTTATCTGTCCTTCTACTGGTGCATAGTTTTGCCTCAAGGTTTCTTCCTGCCCTTGCAAAGCACTGAACACTGGATTGAAGATATTATCTAATTCTGCCTGAAGCAAATCTTGTTCAGAGGGACCAGATGTTGCTTGGGTTTGTTGTGTCTGGGAGGTAGTACCGCCTCCACCTCCACCACCGCCTCCACCTACCTTAGTTGTACCTAAAACCTGACCACCGGGAGAAGTCGGTAGGTTTCTACTCGATATTAAAGGGTTTATCATCCCCACGCCAGCTTTTTGTAATACGTTTTGACCCACAGAGGATGTACTTTCAGGTGTAAGCATCCTCGGTTGAGACCAAGATTGAGCGTAAGGAGTTGAGCCAGTACGAGTTGTTGCACCACCTGCGATTCTTTCACTCCAACCCCTTTCCGGTAAGTTTAGTTTTGTACCAAGCCAATCAACCACATTTCCCAGAAGTTGCGCCATATTATTTCTTTGCCTTTCTCCTTGCTATCACCTTTTGGGCGTACTTAGATAATTTCTTTCCTAACTTTGTTTTCTGTGCCATATCGAAATACTAAATTAAGTCATCATAGGTTTTCAACCTTACACGCGCTGAGAACCGCTAAGTGCCCCCTTCCCTCGCGCCTTACCTGTAATCTTTGCCTTTAAAAACTCGAATTGGGAACCTACGGCAGTTGTAGAAATCTCCAATTGGATATACCTTGCTTCCTTAAACAATGTCCCCCAGCGACTAATCTCATCCGTTGATACCTGGACGGTAAAAGTATTGGTTTGCCCCCACATAACAGTTCCCCACATATCCATTCCCCAGCCCGTAGAACCTCCTACTTCAGCTCCGCTTATGGTGAAGGACTTAGCCGTAGTCACATCCCCATCTTTATTCTCCAAGAGAATGCTTACCGTGGTCTCCCCAGTGATATTCCTGAATAAGAAATAGAAGAACTCCACAATATGTAGGGTTGTCCAGTCTCCAAAGTCTTCTTTATTCAACCTCAATGTCTTAGTGATTGTTTCTCCGTCATCACTGTTCACATCAACATTAAAATTGTAAACAGTGTTCCCTTCAGTGCTTCCCAGTATCCATTTCTCATTACCAGAAGTATCAATATACTTAGCCATATGGGAAATACCGAAAGGAAATCTCCACGGTCCCGTCCACGCTCCCCGCTCCCGGTCATACATAATCATTTCCTTTTTCTGGGGGAAGGAGAGAATATATTTGTGGTCTACATACAAAGCACAAGCAGTTTGATAATCTGTCTGATTAAGAGTGTCTAGGTATGGTCTCATCTTAGCGCTTACTTCGTTAGTTCTGATGATATTTAAGAAATTAGGCTCATATCCCGTAACATAAACTCCGTTTCTCCCAAAGTAGAAAGAGTCATTTTCAACCGTTTGAATTGTGTCTTGGTTTGAACAACCCACTGAAGTTGAAATGGGATTGTACTTAGGATCAAGAACGTAGTAATTACCAATCTGAACCAGACTCAACTCCACAAGATAAGAAGAGTATTCCTTATAGACCACTATCCTGTCGGCAATAGGCTGGACGGTAATGCCAGTTATATTGTCACCGGAGTCAGGGTCAATATAAATATACCCACCACCGTCATACCAACTGAATTTGGTGTGGTACGGATACCTGCCGCTTATCAATAATTTATTAGGTTCCGCATCATCTACCACAAGCAGTCTATCCTTGTATTTAACAATAAAGTTACTCTTTACCCCACCAGTGGTATTTGTAGCGGGAGTAAGGATTGTCTGGCTGGCCTCTTCACCCCTGTCTATATACTTAGTTACAGTCGGGTCAGTTGTTGCCAAAAAGGTCTCATCGCCAGCTCGCCCCCGGTATACTTCGTATCCGCTCAATGTCGCACAAGATGGAGCCGTCCAGAAAAGATGGTATTCAGAATCGGAGAGAGTCGTTGGTAAGTTAGACAAGACATAATTTGTCGAAGGAGTTGTTTGGCCACCATTGGCTCCGATTGCCACAATCTTGTAACTGGAACGGTTAGAGCCAGTAGCTCCTGAGAAGTTAGTAGCATATAAGCCAGTAGGGGCGCCGATCTTAGAAAATACCGTTAATGTGCTTCCAGCATAACTTGTCAAATCAACATCCTCTGAAACTACATAACTTGTCCCTCCCAACTGCTCTGAATGGATCATCGTCCCCGATGGCCAGGACTGACCAGTAATTACCGTGTAACTGGAGTCGTTTTTCTTAGCTAGGAAACCCTCGTCGGTTAAAGCAAAGAACTCATCAGTTGTCCCATCATTGCTCTTGTACTTCCCGAAACCCCTGATTGAACCAGTAACATTGGCGTTGAAATAAACTTCGGTTCCCCAGCGTCCCGTAGGCACGCCCGAACCTACCAGCATTATATTATCCGCCAAGGCCAACTCATCCCTTCCCAGTTCCGTTGGCCTAAGAAGCAGGTTTAATCCCTTCCGGCAAGTGTTCCACTCTGCTTCCGCATCAGCTCTACGTTTGTATGGAGGTTCTTTTGTAAGAAATATCGGCATTCATTTACTCTAGGGGGTTATTGAAACCGGCTTGGGTTGTCCTGTATTGACCCCCAGTTCCTTTCATTTTCCGCCCAGTCATGTTAAGTAACACGCTATTGGCTCTGGCTTCGGCGGTCTGGAACCTATCATCTCCCCTGGAATAAAGGACATAGCTTTCAATCTTCCTGGTAATATAAGTCGGATCGGAGAGTTCGCAAACGCTAGTTAGGGAGGGCATGCCGGAAGGATAACGCTGGTAAATAACGGATAGACTCATTCCTGATACAAGATTGACGCTAAAGTTCGCCACATACCCGGCTTGGGGATTTCCGGTGATAGTGCAGAAATCAAGACCATCGTCTATCGCATCCTCCCTGTTTTCCAACTCCACTTCATTAAACTCTCTCCACCCGGTTGAGGACAAAGCTCTGGGGTTAGTCATAAGTTCCCTGAAACCCGGAAGTGGTACTTCTGTGCCCCCTGTGGTATAAAGCTGATACTCCACCTTAAACTCTGGTAATTGACCTGTCGCCGCCGCGTCTTCCACCGCCTGGTTAGCATAGTTACGCCTCAAGGTTAATTCGTCCCCTGTTGGTAAATCACCAGAAAGGTCTAAGACAGCAGAAGAGTCTAACAAAATCTGATTCAGCGTCATTACCCAAAGGTTATAACTATTTGGTTGAGGTTTTCAATCCAACACACTCAATGCTTGTGGCCCCGATCATTCTTACTACTTCAAATCCATTTGCCTCCAATAGGTTTTTCAATATCTTGGGGGTAAAGCCTGTCTTATGATAATCGTATTGATCCAACTGACCACCAAAGGCGTAGTGGACAGCCATTTCGTCATTCCCTGTTGCCGCCAGTTCAGAGTGCCACTTAAAGTTGGGAACGTAGATCACCAATTTCCCATCCTTCTCTAATAGCTCATGTATTATCTTCACTATCCCAGTCACTTCTTTTGTCCCAAAATGCTCCAAAATATGTGAAGCTCTAATCTCTGAACAATAATCTTTCGGTATATATTGAGCCAGATTTTTAATATCGCAGACCAAATCAATGTTGGCGTGGTGTTCTATATCATTCAAAACGTATCCTTCAGGTTGAACTTCCCCTTGTGAAGGATTGCCAGAGCCAATGTCCAGCTTCATGTGCTTCTTGCACTTGTCTTTATTTATCCAACCGGTCAAATTCCTCCTTCCATAAAATCCCTGGTGATAAAAAGTCGGTGTGCATGTGTGTACATAAAGATGGAATCGGACTCCACAATTTAGCTCCTTCCTTAGCCATCTCATCCCAAGTATTCTTATCCCAGAAGCCGTGTTTATGCAGGGCTTCCCAGTAATTCGTTAATCTGCCGGAGTGACAGCCGTAGGTCATGGTATTAAAATCAATCGTTCGCCAGTGTTGCTCTCCCACCAGCTTAATTTCAAATGGTCCACGGTGGAAGTCGGTGTTAATTGTATAAAACTCCCGATGATCGTAAGGATTTATAAACTCCAAGACCTTTAGTGCTTCCTCAATCTTCTTGCCAGCACCTCTCAAGTACACATAATCATCCTCCTGAAACAAAACATAATCATCCAATTCCTTAGCCCGATCCAACTGAGCCAGATATGAAACATCCTGGCCGG